GATTATTATACTCGCCTTCGTCTTTGGTCTGATCTTAGACAAAAATTAGAAACGGCTGATCTAGAAACTATATGCGTAGAAGTAGATAGATTTTGGCAACAAGCCCCATTATCAGCACATTATCTTCACCCAACCGATATAGAATCTTGGCCCAATCCCTGGAATCTCATAAACGATAACGACTATTGTCTATATGGTCGCGCACTGGGTATGATATATACGCTACTGCTATTGGGCATAAAAAGCATTGACTTTGTAGAAGCAATAGATGATAATAACGAAGATGTCGTGTTAGTCTTGGTTGATGATGCAAAATATGTGTTGAATTGGAACCCGGATTCAGTAGTAAATACTGATCTAGCAGATTTCAAGATTAAAAAGCATATCAACATAGACCCATTGACACAGAAAATAGGCAAGCAATGACAATCAAAGTAGTAAAGCGATCCGGTGGTACTGAGCCTCTACAACTAGAGAAGTGGCAAGCACAGATCACAAAGGTTTGCAATGGCATTGCTGACATCAGTCAATCGATGATTGAGATCAAGGCTTCGCCGCACTTCTTTGATGGTATCACGACTAGAGAGATTGACGAGATCACTCTACGGGCACTAGTAGACCTTATTGATGTTGAATCAAATCCTGACATCGGTCATACCAACTATCAATATGCTGCCGGTAAACAGCGTCTTTCTATGCTTCGTAAGGATGTGTATGGTCAATATCAACCCCCTCATCTATATGATATCGTCAAGAGAAATGTTGAAGTTGGGTTGTATACCCCTGATTTGCTGGAATGGTATGCAGCAGAAGATTGGAATAGAATGGAAGAGATCATCGACCATTCTAAGGACGAATCGTATTCTTGTGCTGCTATTGAACAGTTGATTGAAAAGTATTTGGTACGAAATAGAGCAACGAAAGAAGTATACGAGACACCACAAGTAAGATATATGATCGCTGCTGCGACGGTGTTCCATAGTGAAGAACCTAACTCTGCTAGAATGAAGTATATCAAGGAATACTATACTGCCGCAAGCGACGGACTATTCACGCTGGCTACACCTGTTCTTGCTGGACTAGGTACTCCTACTAAACAGTTCAGTTCTTGTGTTCTCATCAAAGCAGATGATGATCTTGACTCTATCTTTGCTTCTGGTGAGATGATGGCAAAGTATGCGTCTAAACGTGCTGGTATCGGGCTAGAGATCGGCCGACTTCGTCCATTAGGTTCACCTATTCGTGGCGGAGAGATCATGCATACCGGGATGATTCCCTTCTTGAAGAAGTGGTTTGGTGATCTACGGTCGTGCTCGCAAGGGGGAATCCGCAACGCAAGTGCTACAGTGTTTTATCCTATCTGGCATCATCAGTTTGACGATCTTATCGTTCTTAAGAACAATCAAGGTACCGAAGAAACTAGAGTGCGGCACATGGATTACGGTGTTGTTCTATCCGCATTGTTCTGGCGCCGTTTCAAGAACAAAGAAAACATAACATTCTTTGATCCAAATGAAGTTCCAGACTTGTATGAAGCCTTTTACAAGAATACTGCAAGGTTTGAAGAACTCTATGTAAAGTATGAGAAGCGTAAGGATCTTCGTAAGAAGACTATGAGTGCTGAAGAAGTATTCAAGGGTGGTATTCTTAAGGAGAGAACGGATACTGGTCGTATCTATCTCGTATTCATTGATAATGTTATGAATCAAGGGCCATTCGATCCTGAGTATCATACAATCTATCAATCCAACTTGTGTTGTGAGATCCTTCTCCCTACAAAGTCGTTCAAGCGGTTAGATGATCCTAATGGCAGGATAGCCCTGTGTACTCTAGGTAGTATAAATTGGGGAGCATTCCGTAATCCAGAAGATATGCGTCGTGCTTGTCGTGTTCTTCTTCGTAGCCTGAATAATATCCTTGACTACCAAGACTTTCTGTCTATTCAATCTAAGTTGTCTAATGATGAGATTCGTCCAATCGGTATTGGTGTCACTAATCTCGCATACTGGCACGCCAAGCGCGGATACAAGTATGGAGAAGCAGATGCTCTACAAGATGTAAAGAGCTGGGCTGAACACCAAACATACTATCTCATGGAAGCCAACGTTGAACTCGCAAAAGAGCGCGGCAAATGTCTAGATTCGGATAAGACTCGTTATGGTCAAGGTGTTTTCCCTTGGGAACTTAGAGCTAATGGTGCAAACGATCTGGCAAACTTTGCTCCTGAACTTGACTGGGAATCTCTAAGAACAGATATGAAGGAGTTCGGAGTAAGAAACAGCACAGTGGGTGCAATCGCTCCAGTCGAATCATCTTCAGTCGTTATCAACTCTACAAACGGTATTGCTCTTCCAATGAGCCTTATCTCAGTCAAAGAGTCAAAGGCAGGGTCGTTCGTTCAAGTTGTTCCCGAATATAACAATCCAAAAGTTCGCAAAGCATATCAAATGATGTGGGACCAGCACGATTGCTTAGGATACCTAAAGACATCCGCCGTTCTCGCAGCGTTTATGGATCAGTCAATCTCAACTGACACCTTCTATAATCCTGCTCACTTCCCTAATCGCAAGGTTCCAACAACGCTGATCGCAAAGAACCTAATGCTTTGTCATTACTACGGTTTAAAGACATTATATTACTCTCTCATCAATAAGAAGGGTTCAAAAGAAGATGAAGATGAAGCACCCTCAATGCTAGAGCCGATTGATTTTGATGACGAAGAAAGCTGTGAATCTTGCACGCTATGAACAGCAACGATGATATAGGCATGGAGCAAGTATGAGTAACCAACGATATAACCTACAGACTAGAACAGATTACCTGACACGCAAGATGTTTCTTGATCCAGCTGGACCTGTAACAATCCAGCGTTTTGAGGAAGTCAAGTATAACAAACTTTCAAAGATTGAGCAGACAGCGCGTGGTTTCTTCTGGGTATCAGAGGAAATCAGCCTTACTAAGGATGCAAATGATATGAAGGACGCTAGCGAGACAGTGGCCCATATGTTCACTAGCAATCTTCTACGCCAGACTGCTTTGGACAGCATTCAAGGACGTGCTCCTGCACAAGTGTTTACACCAGTGTGTTCTATTCCTGAACTTGAAGCATTGATGTCTAACTGGTCTTTTTTCGAGACAAATATTCACTCACGCGCCTACTCACATATCATTCGCAACATCTACAATGTTCCTAAAGAAGTGTTCAACACTATTCACGAAACACAAGAGATCATTGAGATGGCCGCGAGTGTAGGTGAACACTATGATCGGCTACATCTTCTAAACTGTAAGAAAGAATGCGGCATCGCAGTCTCCGAAGAAGAACACATCAATGCTATCTGGTTGGCGCTTCACGCTTCTTATGCTCTTGAAGCATTTAGATTCATGGTGTCGTTCGCAACCTCTCTAGCAATGGTCGAGAACAAAATCTTTATGGGTAATGGAAACATTATCAGTCTCATTCTACAAGATGAGTTGCTACACAAAGAATGGACTGCTTGGATGATCAATCAAGTCGTCAAGGAAGATCCTAGATTTGCTAGAGCAAAAATCGATTGTGAAGCTGAAGTTCGTGCTATCTACACAGATGTCATTCGTGAAGAAAAAGATTGGGCGTCATATCTATTCAAGAAGGGACCAGTCATCGGCCTTAACGCAAATATTCTTTGTGACTTTGTTGACTATACTGCGGTAGACGCATTGAAGCAGATCGGAATCAAGTATTGGAATGCTGCGCCAAAGACTACTCCGATTCCTTGGTTTAACAAGCATAGTGACACATCAAAGAAGCAGACAGCACTACAAGAGTCCGAAAGCACTTCATATGTTATCGGAGTCCTAACAGACGATCTTCATTATGATCAGCTACCAACGATTTAACAGGAGAAACCATGATAGCAATTATTTGGTCAAAGGACAACTGTCCATATTGCACCCAAGCAAAAACTTTACTTACTATGAAGGGCATCGCATACGAAGAACGTAATATCAGCCTAGACTATACTAAAGAACAACTGCTTGAAGCAGTTCCAAATGCAAAGACTGTTCCACAAATCTTTTTGGATGAAGAATATGTGGGCGGGTATGATAGACTAAAAGAAAAACTGTTGAAGGCAGGATAAAGGAAACATAATGGACTATAAGATTAATGAGGTATATACATTCCGCTTAAACTCGGGAGAAGAAGTTGTAGCAAAGGTACTTAACATAGAGAACAACCTGATCACTATTCACGATCCGTTGTCAGTTGCTCCCGGGCCGCAAGGTCTTGGATTGATACCAAGCCTGTTCACCGCAGACCCTAAGGCAGCGACGGTGCTAAATAGTAATAGTGTAGCAATCTCTGCTTTGACTGATCAAGCTATCAAGGCAAAGTATATTGAAGCTACTACTGGGTTGACAGTTCCGCCCAGTAAAAAGTTAATATTGGGGTAACATATGCCAAAGATCGCCAGAAAAGACGACACGACTGAGGGTAAAGGTAAGGTAGTCACTGTAGCTAGCACAGTATTTGCTAATGGCATTGCTGTAGGCATTCACACTAGCGATATCGCCAAACATCCAGGCGGCGGAAAGCATAACGCATCTAAGACTACTGAAGGTAGTCCTACTGTGTTTGCTGACGGCAAGCCGGTTCTTCGTGTCGGTTCTGGCAGCACATGTGGTCATAAAGTAAATCAGGGTTCACCTGATGTTTTTGTACCTTAAGGAATATTATGGCTGATTCTGGCATACAAAGTCCGTTAGGTATAAATGCTTTAGGATCACTACTAGCCAGCACAGGGCTAACTATAAACCCTGTTGCTGCTAGTTATATGGGCGCAAGCAAGACCAACGCCGAATATACATTCGGTAGCATTATAAACAATACAGTGCTACATCTGTTAACTTGGGCTATCAATGATGGATATGCGCGTGGTGTTGCTGCGGCAGATACATTAACTGATACAACATACAACAATCTTATTTCAATCGGTGCTGG